TCCCACCCAGCCATGACAACTACACGGCTAGGATTCTCGATACCCTCTTCCATTTCGATGAAACGCTCACTCTCTACGAACCTAGACTTGCGGCTAAGGCTCAAAACAAGAGGAGTCAGCCCCTTCTTCGGGGTGAACGTAGTAATCATGATACCGCCAGTGGTCATGGTACGAAGCAAGCACTCGCCGTACACATCCTCCGGGCACTCTTCGTCAAGCCAGATTACGTCACGAGCAGTTCCGAAGAATGACTCCACACCACGGTCATAGGACTTGAATCCGATAGTTGTGTAGCCTCCAGAGACATGTTTGATCCTAGCGATTTCTACCCCATTAGGTACGCCCTGCATAGACCAAGTACGTTCGATATCCTCTGCTGGGATCATTCCTGTGCCGGGAGCACCTAACGGACCTAGCAGACCAACTTGCATTGTATCGCGTGTAGTAGTTTTGTCTTTTCCTGCAACCCAGATTTCAATCGGCTTTTCAAATCTACGTCCCTTCCACCATGTAGGGTATTTGCCGGTAGCATGGCAGGCGACCTCATATGCACCGGCAGTGGTTTTCCCGCAGTTGTGGACGGATATGCCATTTGCTAGAAGGAAGAAGTTTTCAGGGTGATCCACTGCAATATCCCACACGCGCTCGTACTTGCCAGGCTTCGGAGTAAGTTTGATAGCCTCTGGACGTGACCTCTTCCCAGAAGCCCTAATAAGAGATGCGTCTACTTTGTACTTGTGCACAACGTAACCAGAAAGCTCCTTACACACACGTGCTATTGCGTGAGGGTTGCGTATTACCGCAGAAAGTATAGGACCATTCTTGTACTTGGCACGCTTGTCCACTCGCACAGATGCCGGCTCTTGCCAGAGAGCTAGGACCAAGTAACAAAAAGCCTCTATTGCAGTTTCAGACTGATTGTGGAAGCACAGGCTGCTACCGTCCGGCCCGTGCGTAAGGCTACCGTCTGTATCAAGAAGTCCAGCAACAAAGCTAAGCGCAGTCTCTCTGTCCCACTCTTTGATGGCCTCCAAGTCCACAGACTTTTCGTGACAAAGCCTTCCCCTACACCACACATCATAGTATGGCTGCATCTGTTCGCCAGAAGATTTGATGCTCCAGTTGTAACTACCCTTTGCTTTTACCGGAGCAGGGGCGTCTAATAGACTGGCTACTTTTGCGGGCACTAAAGAGTCTGCTGAAGATATAACCAGCGTATTCCTATTCCCACAAGTACAGCATCCGTCTCCTATAAACGCGCCCAAAGCGTAAGCAGCGCCAAAAGATACAGAGCCTAGAGGGGATTCTACGTACTGCCTACGTGCAAGGTCACGCTTCCCATACTCTGCGGCTACTTTGCCAGATTCTATGTTAGTAGAGGAGTCCCACGCAAACGTGTGAGGGTCTACGGTGACTGTATCCAGTAAGTGGTCTGGGGTACAGCGTAGGTATTCCTTGCCACGGTTCTGCATAGACACAGTGTGCCTATACCCGTTATCGTACACAGCGTGGACGTAGGTAGGTTCGCCGTACCTATCATACACGTAATCGCCGATCTTTAGTGTTTCGATGGCTTTAGGCCCGGCAGGTGTAGCTACAAGAGTTCCTTCTGCAAGGCAACGGTTGGCCGCCATGAACACACGTTCACGGTTTGTGTCACCAAGGTCAAAGAACAGTTTGTGCTTGGGGTACTTGTCTATAGACAGCGGCCCGTTCGGAAACCACTTGGCCATACCGGACAGAGAGCGTCTGCGCTCCAGTTCCTCTACCTTGCGCTTAAGCTCGTAGACCTCTTCCTTGGTCACAGCCACAGTTACTTACCTCCAGAAAACTTGGCTAGCATAGCCTCTACGTCTCGCTGCAAATCCTCGTCACTTAGGGACTCAACGGGTTTGGAGATCGTGTCTGCCACTTCGCTCTTGTCTGCCCACCCGTAACGGTTCTTCATGTTCTGGAACCAGCCCGTGTAGTTGAACGCTTTGTTGTTGAGATTGATACGCCCCATCTCTAGCCACCAAGCCTTGGCTACGCCACGCCCATTATCCACCGCTTCTCGGAAGCTTGGATCAGAGCCGTACAAGCGTTTGTACGCAGTCATGGGCATCTTGAGGGCTTTGCATACCTCTTCGTCAGAGCAGCCTTCCGCATACTTACTGGCTACAGTGATCTCCCACTTGGCAGGCAGCTTCATGTGTTACCATTCCCCCGTAGACATGCGCTTGGCAAGACGCTGGGCACGCTGACCTACCTGAGTAGCCCACTTACTCTTGAGCATATTCAGGGCTGCTTGGGAGTAATCTCCCGCACAGATGCAAGCCAGCGTGTTCTTGAACCCGGCAAGGCGCGTAGCACCCAAGTTAAATGACAGATTAGCAACCACTGATTTACGTGGACCGTCCAGAGTGTCAAAGCACAGGCACACTTTGCGAGCGTCTTTGATTGCTAGGTCCATGTCTTCGTCCAACCACTTGTCGGCCTGTTCTTGGGTAATGGCGTCTCCCGGCTTTACACCAGCCGTGTGGCCGTAGCCGTTAGTCCACACACCCGCAGAGCACTTATACGCCTTTAGGCGCAAGCCCTCATCTCGCTTTAGGTCTTCCTTGAGCACAGCTTTCCAGTCCATATGGTTACTTCCCTTTAAGAACTACTACAACCCGATTAGCAGTGACCTTGCTTACGTGTGACGTGATGTGCTTGTTCACAGTAGTTACTCCTCAATGGAGCCCGCGACAGAGAAGATTGTGTCTAGGTCCGGGCTTGTAAGTTGAAAGAACTCTGCCATGTGCTTGACGCAGACGTGTCCGCGATGTACATACGGAGCAGTACACCAGTAGTCCCGTGCGTGGCCTTCTAAAGACAGCGTGTACGCTTCAAATTGCCCACGCACCCCAAAGTCGCGAAGTGCGTACAAAAACTGGTGCATAGCTACACGGGTAGGCACAACTTCCAAGCGCTCCCGTACCTCCCACGAATCGGGATCGTCGGATAGCATGTACCCATACTGCGAAAGGTTTACGCCCGCCAAGTCGCTAGGAAACGATACGTGCGGAAACTCTTTCCGAAGTTCGGAGATACTGGAAAGAAATGTGTGGCCGTCCTTGACCTTCAAAAGCTTCATTGCTTAAGACTCCGGAATCGCGGGAGCGGTTAGAGCGGCGCGGTCCTGTTCCAATTTCCAACTCCGGACGTTGGCTCGCGTACCGCGCCACAAGGCTGCTGCGTAGTTTCTAAACGCTTGCACCTCATTAGCAGTGTTGCGAGGAAGCACACTACCTTCAGCATCTTTCGGAGCATACTGCGCCCAGAGCCAGTTGAGGAACAGAGTCTCTTGCCCTACCGTAAGGTCGGGTGCGTTGTGCTGGACAGTGCCAGCAGTAGCTACAAACGTAAAGCGAAGGTTAGGCATGCGTAGCTCCTATTATGTACGCGCGGCATAGGATGCCGCGATGTGGAGAGCGTTCGTGAGAGTTGCGGTAATCATTGATTGTCCTCTTACGCGACCTGAATTAGCACAATTTCTGCAACCCGTTTTGTCGAGTCGGCGTTGGCTGGCGTTATCTGAACACTGGCCGCCCCTTGCGTCGTGTTTGCTATTACATCAACAGTCGGGGCGCCGGGGTGGCGGTTGCTGGTCAGCGATACGGAGATCATGAGTCAATTTCCTGTTAACTGTCGATGGTCCAAGTGCCGCCTTGCTGCCAAGCGACCCATTCGGCGTCGATGGAGTCATAAATCAACCATACAAATGACCCCGCAACATTGCTGCGAACGTAACCAGCGGACGCGGACAGACCTCCAGCGAGCCTAATTTTCTGTCCAGTATTCGCGTTAATTCGCAGGTAACTGGTTTTTGACGAGCCGACCCGCATACCGAATTGTGTTCCAGATCCTGGAGATGCCGGGGTTGTGAATGTTTGATCGGATGCGCTTGTCGCTATTGCAATCCCGCCACAATCAGCCGTGGTGTATGTGTACGACGTGTTTAGTATCGGTCCAATCGCAATTCTGAAAGCAATTAGCCTTGGATATGATCCAATGCCAACAATGTCTGCCGAGTGGTTTGTCTGGTACGCGAACGTCGCTTGCAACGTGGCCGAGTGCCAGGAAACGACATTTACGCCATCGACTTGCAGCGCCAACCCGCGCGCCACGCCGGTTCCGGCCTTAATCGTGCCGATGGTGAATACATTTGACACCCACTGCGCGCGGCCTAACTCGTAATTGCTGCCGTCGGTCCATGTATTGGCCCATCGACCGGCCTGCGCACTGGTGCCGTTGCGCTGCGTGATGGTGTTTGCGTCCTCGCGCCACAGGGACGCGCCATCAAAGGCGCCCGCGTTGTTGTATTGGATCTGCCCTGACGAGCCTCCCGGCGTCGCGCTCGGCGTTGCCCACGTCTGGTCTCCGCGCAGGAATGTGGTGCTGTTGGCTGTGCCGGAGCCGAGGCGAGCGGTTGCAACTGTACCGGAGGTGATGGCGCTCGCCTCAAACTGCTGCTCGTCAATCTCTGCCGTACCAAACCAAGTAGTCCCATTGTCTTGCGTGTAGAAACGCAGCAGGTCAACGCCAGACGCACGTAGAGTAGGAGCAGTACCTCCAGACCACGTAACCGAAACGGGCCACGTAATAACAGCACTACCGCCGTTGGTTAGTTGTAAATACGCAACACACGCTTTTCCAGTAGGAGCGGGGTTTGAAAACGTAAACGTCAACGCACCGCCAATAGTAGCCGTGACGTACGACCCCGCGCTCCAATCAATAGTCGTGTTGGTGTTGATAGACCCCAGTGCTTGGCGTGTAAGCCCCGTCGTCATGGCAGCGTCCACGACCTGCTGAGTCGTAGCCTTTACGTTTGCTGCGCTCTGTACAACGGGCAAAACCTCAGCACCAGTAAGGGCCGAGGCTGCGCTCATTGCACTGATTTTTTGGTCAGCCATCAGTTGTTACTCCAACAAGATGTAGTCACCAGACTCCAGAAGGATGTAGAATCCTCCAGTCTCTAGCAAGATGCCTCCGTTACCTCCCGGCCCACTACCGCCACCTGTGCTTGGCACTCTCCCTGTAGGGAGCGGGTACGGCCTAAAGACACTCGTTACGTGCCCTTGTACGTGGCCAAAGACGTGTCCGCCCACAAGGGATTAGCCGATGGTCACAACAACGTCGGTATCAGCCGTAGTACACGTCCAGCGGATATCGCAGTCACTGCCCGGAACAAAGGTGCCGCTCGTTTCCGTGTTGGTAAACGTACCGTCCGGGACATCTACCCACACACCCGCTCCGGGGTTGGACACTTCCAGCTTGTACACGCCAGTAATCGCCCCGCCACCAGAGGTAAGCGGAAGACTGCCAGCCTGCAAGCTGTAACGCACGATGTCGTGGCCCTTACGCTTACGGTACTTGTACGCCGTGCTGCTCTCCGTAGTAGTCAGAGCTTGCTGTACTCGTCGATTGATTGTAACGCTCATAGATGTGTCTCCGTTTTATAGGCGACGCGCTACTAGGCACGCCCCAGCTTGGATGGGAAAGTCGTCGTCAGCTCCAGAGTACTTAGCAGCTTTTACGTACAACTTTCCGCTGGTAGACGTAAGAATAGAACCGGCAAAGTGGTAGATGTTCTCCGGGGCAGTGTCTTCCGCGTAAGAACCGGCAGCAATAGAAAACACCTTAGTGCCGGATATCTCTGGGCGAAGCGTTGCAATGGCGTCGTTATCCAGCACAAATGTACCTGTGTAGTACAGTCCTAGCTTAGAGCCGGTGGATAGAACCGAGTTTACAGGGGCTATCAGTTCTACAAAGTACGAGCTGTTGGCAGCAAGGAAAATCTCTAAGCCAACCTCTGTCAACGTAGTAGAGGTAAGCGCAACTCCCGTATCTAGGCGACTGGACAACTTCTCTTCAAACCCGGTCCTAAGCATTGCTCACGATACTCCCAATAGGTGTTCCGCTTGTACGGCTGGTGAAATACCACCGAATGTCACAGTCCCCGCCCGGCTCAAAAGACATAGCCCCGTCAGCGGTCCAGTTGTCAATCGTGATC